ACCTTGAGCAGGTTCGATTTTGTTTGCTCGCTCAGGCGAGGCTTGTCCGCCTGGGATTCCGTAATTTCGGGCCATGTTGGAGTCTCCTTTCTTAAAAATAATTTAAACCGCTCGATCATCTACGCCTCCTTCTGTTCGTCTAAATGTTGATCTATAACGCACCACAACGCATCTCCAAAGTAGGCCTGTGTCGTGCCATCCTCCTGCAATTCAAGAATGGCGTGCGGCGCATAGCCATAGTCAACGATGTCTCGGATAGCAGCGTCGGTCGACGCGAAGGTTTCTTGGGCGGCGATTACTGCGCCGTCTTTTTCGATGAGGATTGTGTAAATCATGTGTTGTCTCCGTTTTGTCAGTTCATCTACCGCCTAATTACTATATATGTAAGAGCATGACAAGCCTTATTATTTTCTGAGTGATGCCGCAAAGTCTCTGACCTTCTGCGCGTCCTCTTCACGCACCCACAGTTGCAGGCGTCGGTAGCCCGCGTCACGCAGGCGCTGCTCATATTCGGACTGCCGCTCTGTCCCGGTCTTAGACATCTATTTCCCCTCCGCTGAGAGTTCCGCTCCGAGTGCCAGGTACCCGCACCCGTCGATCCAACTATCCGTGTTCAAGGGGTTGTGCTTGATGCGCGACAGCTTCAGCAGGCACATCATAATAGCAACGTCGGGTGAGGTAATCGGAACCCCAAGGTGAGCTTCCCAATACCTCGCTATCCTACCAAAATTATCCTCCGCGTCTCCGTGCTCATCCGCCCGGTCTCCGGTGACGTATGACGCGGCTGTCCGCAGCACCTCTGATCGTGCTGGCTCTTCTTGGAAATTAAAATTTAGCTGTTCCATGTGGGTAGCTCCTTTAAAAAATGGTAATTATAGGTTGGCCCAGCTTGTACCAACCCCACCCTCAACTAACCTCTCTGTTGGGGCCTCTGGGAAAATATCAAGGTAGGCGTCGGTCATATCCTGCTCCATCAGGGACAGGCAGCTACTGGCATCTGCCAGCAGTGTCTCGTCGATGATTGCATCGTGGATCGTCGAAATTATTTTTGTGTGTGCTTGCTCACCGCGCAGCCTGCAGGCGTCGAGCGTATTCTTGTGGCGGATTAAAGCGCGCGCCATCACCGAGAGGGCGGCTCGTTGCACGGGGTAGTTGGCGCATTGTGGCAGCTCCGGCTTTTTTCCCATATAGATCGTTCCTCCGTCCACGCATCGGATACGTCGCGTCTTGGTGGCCTCGGCCAGCATCAGGTGCCGATAATTAAAGGCGTTGCTATATCGCGTGGCCCAGAAATCGATATACTCCTCGGCCTTCTCGACCGTCGTGCGCATATTTACTGCAAGCCCGGAAGCACCGCTTCCATAGATAATACCGAAGGACACGCCCTTGGCGGCGGTGCGCGCCTTCTTGCCCTCCGGGGTAGATTTGTCGATGGGGTGACCGGCGATGACGGCGGCAACCTCAGAGTGCACGTCGCCCTCCACCATATCGGTAAGGAGTTGGTCGTCTTCCGCCAGGAGCGCCAGCACGCGTAGCTCAATACCCGAATAGTCAAAGCTGACGAGGCGGCGGCCTTCTGCCGCCACGAACGACGAGCGGACGCTGGTCGCCTCCCCCAGAAGCTCGTTGTCACGCGGGATCTGCTGCAAATTAGGACCTGCGCACGAGAACCTGCCGGTCTTTGCGGCGGCGATGTTAAATCGTGCGCGAACGCGCTTGTCGGGAGAGGCGTGCGCTTTTTGTAGCAGACTAGCGCCAAAACTTGAAAGGTATTTGGATACCTTTTTGAAATCGGCCAGCGAGTCGAGCAGCGTGGTCAGCGGGTTGCCAGGATACGCCACGTCAAATTGCGCGGCGGCGTTCCGCAGCACCTCTCCCTTCATCGACAACTGCCCTGTCTTCTCCGTGCGCGGCCACGAGGCAATGACATTATCGTCCAGTAAGCGTGCGAGGTAATCTGACCACTGGCTGTCGCTGCGCACGTTTGCGACATCTTGCGCAGTCACAATATCGTTTATGGCGGCGAGTTTAGAATTCTGGATGCGCGTCCATTCTCCAATCAATCGGTCGTGGCGGTGGGTATCCAGCAGCATCCCCGCCTCCTCCATCTCGATAACGGCGGGCACCATGTCGTCAAACATTTGCCACGCCAGGAGGTGATCTTGGTCGGCTCTACCATACCAGTGCTGGAACAGATCCCAGGTTTCGACGGCATCGTTGTAGGCGTACTCAAGCTGGCTATCTGTCAGGTCGGGGTCTGCCCAGTCGCTTGCTTGCTCAGTCTTGTCCATCTCGCGACCGAGATCCCAGGAAATGAGCTGCTTCAGCGCGTACTGTCCGCCTCCCAGGATAGCGCGACGCAGGTATCCGACGTCTTTGCACGCCACGCCGGGAGATCCGGCGGCAATAAACCAGCGCAGTTCAAACCCGGCGTTAAACACGATCCACTCGCCGCGCTGGAACATCGACGCGCAAGCGGCGAAACCGCCGGGTATGGGGTCGAAGTCAACGAGCGCACCATGCGCCCCGTTGTATAAGGACACGAGGCGGACCTTGCCATCTTCCGGTCGCAGCGACGTGGTCTCAAAATCCAGCGCGCACATCCCGTCGTTGACGAGAGAGAGGTAGTCGGCGAGTGCAGTTTTTGTGGTGATTAAATTCATCGGAGTGCCCCGGTGTAACTCTACACCGGGGTCCTTTCCTATTTCTTGCTGGAGACGCCACTGAGCAGATCTTCGAGACTCAGGTCCCCATCTACATACGCAGTTGCGCTAGATCGCGTTACCCACGCCTCGACGGCGAACTTCGGCTTGAAGTTCTTATTGCCTTGCGCCTCGAACTGCTCACGCTCAAAGTGGATCACAGGGATCTGCGCCTCCTTGCGCGCGCTGCGATCCTTGATCTCGTTCAGTAAATCATTGACGGCGTTCTTAGCGGACACGGCGCTGGTCGAGAATTTAATTTGCGTCGCGCTGTCGTCGAGGCTGATGCACCCCAACCCCCGTGTCGCGGACCATCCTTCTCCGGTCCCCGAATTGTAAGGTCCGTGGTCTGGCAAGTCCGCCTCGTACACGGCGGCGTCTGGCGTCATAAAGCTCCACTCCATCCTGTCGACGGGCTTGCTGGACTTCCAGCATATCCACCCGTCACTGAAGGACATCGGCTCGATAAGGTAGACCTTCTCTGGGTCCATATTGGCGCGGTCCTTACCCAGCGCGTACACCCCCGTCTTCCCACTGAACGATAGGAACTGCGTCGCGGTATTGTCCCGCACCACGTCACCGCTCGCTGTCTGCGCCTTAGTGATGGCGTCCGCGAGGGCCTCATCACTCAGCACTGGTAGACTATTTCCTGCTATAAATGTTGCTAGATCATTCTTCATAATTTTAACTTTCCTAGTTTGTTATCCCAGCTTCCGCTGGACGGAGAGGCGCTCAGAAGGAGCGCCGACCGTTTCAAATGGGGATAGATCTATCCCCGCTGCAGTGACAGCCTTGCGATTAAGGCTGGCACGTCCCTTGGCCTGCTTGATCGATACCTCGATGTCACCGGCAATAGCTGTAGATTTACCGAGCGTCGCAAGCCCGGATTTTAAATCCTCCTTGAGACCATCCTGCTCAATCTTGAGCCGGTCTACTTGATCCTTGATGTCGACGTAACGCCGGGCGGCGGCGGTCATCCCCCCGGCATTTTCCTGCCCCCGTACTGGCGCGCTGACGCCACATACCTCCGTGAACGAACAGAATTTGCACCCGCCGTTTCGCTTACCCTCACGATCCAAGCTGTCCGGGGAGGCTGCGCTGAAGACGCGCTTGGCCTTCTTGGCGTAGCTGTCGAGGATCGAGTTGTCCGCCTCAATTTTAAATTCTGTAATAGAGTTAAAATTTGACGCGTCCATGTAAATCAAGCGGCCTTGACTGACGGTGTACTCGGTCTCTTGATTGACTAGAGCCATCGCGATCTTGAACTGGATCAGGTGATTGGCCTTTGGCAAATTGCGTAGGTTGGTGCGAGGGTCAATCGTCTTGATCTCAAGGCCCTCCCACTCGCCGTCGTCAATATTAATGACACCGTCTGGCGTGGCGGACAGACGACGCTGCTTGTCCTGTAGGCTGCGCTGATTGCCGCCTACCATGTCGAGCGTGACGCTATTGTTGGCTGCTAGGCTGTCAGTGACGTAGCTCTCACCGTGGCTGCCTCGACGTGCGAAACCCCAGTCCTGCTCGGCGGCGTCCTCCGGCGTGTGTTTTGCGTACCAAATCTTTCGTATGCAGTCGCCTGCCTCCGAGCTGTTTAAATAGTCTTTGCGGTCGAAGCCCCAAGCGTGACGCGCCTCAATGGCCGAGCGTCCCTGCATCACTGCGTCTTTAATTTTCATGTCGGTCTCCTTTGTCATCTCTTATATCCCACACTGCAGGTGTCGTCAAGCTCTTCCCAGCGCCGTGGCGTGCGAGCTTCGCTTCGCACTGCTGATACGTCGAACGGCTTGGGATAACTTATCGGCGCTATCGAGAATATCTATGTGGACGTGCTCGGTCTGACCGATGCGGTGCAGGCGCGCATAAAACTGATCCATCACGGCAGGCGACCAGTCCTCCTCGACCACGACGATGCGGTTGCCGCCATGCTGCAGATTTAGGCTAACGCCCATTGCCGCGATCTGACCAATCAGGACATCCAGCTCTTTGGCGTTAAACGAATCTTGCAGGCGACCTTTCTCGGCTGCTGACGTGCGACCATCAAGGACGCCAACGCGCAGGTCAGAAAGCTCGTCGGCAAGGGCGTCAATGACTGCGCGGTGCCATGCGCCAACCAGTATCGGACCCTGACCTATCGCTATGCGTTCGCGGATCTCGGCGGCGGCGGACAGCACCTTGCCTTCGCCTATCTTGCGTCGCGCGGTGGCGATGTGCTCGTCGTTACTGGAGACCGCCTCCTCGATCTGGCGGACGGTCGTGAACCCGGCGAGGATCTCGCGCAGTTCGTCGTCCATACTGAGGCCGACCTGCAACCGGGTCGTCGTCAATGGAGGCATGGCTGCCCAAACGTCGGCCAGCTCGCGACGGACGGCGAGGTTGTCCTCAAAAATCCATCTGTACAGTTCGTCGGTGTTTCGAGATCCGACCGTCATTTTGGTGGGGTAGCGCGCGCCGGGAAATCTGCGTAACTGGACGACCGTGTAGCGCAGATTAAATCGGTCGGTAGTGATGCCGCCGCAGCGCTCCTTCATGCCGGATAAATCAGCGCGGCACAGGAATGGATAGAGATCGTCATTCCAGCGTGTGATCGGCGTGCCGGTCAAAAACCATGTGTGATTGACACTGCTCGCTAGGCCGCCTCCGCCTATCAGTGCGATAGTTCGTTTTGCTTTAACACTTTTGCACGCGTGCGCCTCGTCCAGGATGAGGGCGCGAGCCCCCAACGTGCTCAACTCAGATGCGCTCCGCGTGGCGATCTCATACGACATAATCAACGCAGTGGCTGCGCCGTCAATTTTGGTCTTACCCGTCTTCACAATCTGGGCGGTGTCCCCTTGGAAAAAGTCCTCAAATTCCGACTGCCACATACGCAGCGAGATTGGCGGCCCGATGATAATAACTTGATCGGTGACCAGACCACGGACGAGGCGAAAAGCCTCTAGGGCGGTCAGCGTCTTCCCGCTGCCCATACCTGAGAAGTTCCCCGCGAAGGGACGCGCAGCGAGAAATTGCGCGTCTTCAATCTGGTGCGGTAAAAGTGTTTTCATTTAACTGCCCTCCTTTATCTTAATGCAGCGGGCACCAAAACCACCGCCAAAGCGCAAACCGGGACGCGCTTTCTTCGCTACATTCTGCGCTTTGCGGGCGGTCTCTGCGCTGACCACATCGACGCATATCCATTTAATCTCTGGGTAGTCGCCCATGCCGTACTCTGGTGTGTTCTCGCTATAAAGGTGCTGCACAACAATTTCGTATCTGTCCATGTTCTTGGTCTCCCTGTTTCCGGCAACACCGCGCTGCCTCACACAGTATATAATTAGTCAGGCTCTGATATTCAAGAGCATGACACGATAATAATTTAAATCTTTTTTGTTGACTGTCATACTCTGACAGATTATAAAAAGGTAATTCAACCAACCAAAGGGAAATAAGATTATGACAAACTTCAAAAATACAGCGGAAATTGGCGACACGATTCGGAGCTTTGATTTCAAGCCAATGCCGGGTCGTAATGATAGCTATGTGGAAGGCGTGGTTGTTGACAAAGGAATTACGAAGAATGGTTTCGTAGGCTTCACGGTCAAAGTAACCAAGCGAGTTTTCGGGGATGTCATTGACGAGTACAGCGGAGGATTCTGCTGGGAGATTATGGCACCATTCGAGATGAGCTTCTTAGACTGGGATGCTCGCATCACTAAAATTCAGGAAGGAAATTAAAATGTCTTACGTTCAAATGAAAGAAGAGCAAGATTTCCACCACTCGGCTAGTGTCGAGTGGGACTGCAACGAGGCAGCAGAATTAGGCTCCGCGCAAAAGGATGTAGCTTGGATCGTGACGGGCTCCGACACTGTGCATCAGAACCCGCACTATCAGGGTCCAGCTGTCCCTCATCCATATGATGCAGAGCAGGCATACTATGCTCAAGCCGACGCTATTGAAGATCAAGATAGCATGGAGGCGCGAGGAGGTCCGGTATATTCTTTTGACACCTACGACGATATCCCCTTTTAATTCACCCCCAGCCCCGCTCGCAACCGCGCAGCGGGGTTTTGAGGTGCAA